GGTTCTTTCACTGCCGTGAACCATGCTTTTGCAATATCTTCGGTTTCGGCACCAACATAGTCTGCTTTCCAATTTCCGTCTTCACGCGCGGTTATTGTTCCGGTGATTTCGGGTGTTTTGTACTCGATGCCGTCCCCTTTGGTCTGAAATGCATCGGCAGGCGGTGCGAATTTCACGCGATACAGCCATATATACCTGTACTTTCCTCCCGTTTTGCGTGCACGGAATCCAACCGCTACATACGGTGCTGCATCCGCAGTGTTTGCATAGCTTATGCCGTCTTCGCCAAGTGTCTGCCCGAATAGATCCGTCTGCACCTGCGGCGACAGGTCATTGATGTTCAGCTTAATTTCTCCGCTTGAAAACTCCTTTGCTTCATCGTCAAGCGCATCATCGGCATACAGTGCCGCTGTTGCATAGTTGATTGACAGTTCCGCGCTGATCGCTTTCGCCATTCGCACCGGTGTTGCATAGGTCCACTTGTTGGTTTGCTGATTTCGGGTAATTTTAGAGTAGTATATGTCTCTAAGTCCTATCGTTGCCATTAGGTTACCTCCTCGATTAGGTATTTTGTTTCCATCGGCACATGGTAATATGCCGTATCAGGTTCATAGATTTCTGCGTCAACGGATGTACCGAAAAAATCCGCTGATTCCAGTTGTGTTATCATGCGCTGCATCAGCGCGATATAGTTTGAACGCGAATAGATATCTATTCCAAACAGAATTTCATATGAGCTTGCTTCATCATCCGCATTGTTGCGCGGGTTGATTGATATGATCTGATGAGTGATGTATGTATCATGGTTGCCCGAATTAAACAACCGCGATACCGGAGCTCCTGCCGAAGCGGCGGTCAGCGTATCAATCAGCTTTTTGTCCGCGACTGCAATTGCATCATCCATCGGCACCGCCTTTCTGAGCAGCGTGCATCACTTCGTACATAGCAGCATTGACGCTGTCACCGCAGTTTTCGTTTGCTTCCTGCACCCAGCGCGATCCGGGGATGCTGCTGCATCCGTAGTTCAATATAAATGCTTTATCAGCATTGCGGATGCCTTTACGGTCCTTGCCTTGCGGGTAAATGTCGATACTGCTGCTGTAGTCTTTGCGTTTGGGGCGCGTAGCCTTTATACTTTTGAGCATATCGCCCGTGTCAATGTGTCGATGACGTACAGCACTATCCTTTTGGGCTGCTATAACCACGTTGGCACCGGCTTTCAGCATGGAATCTACAGTATCCCCGATTTCGTCAGCACGTTTGTTCATGCTTACGGCAATTTCGTGTATGCCTATACTCTCAAACCTGGCTATCGGTTTCACCCCCTTTATCGCTCTTCATATTAGATAGCGTTATTTCGGTTTCTTCACCGTTCGATGCTGTGTAAGCGCGGGTAACGATGTAGCGGTTCCCGGCAAATTCGGCGTACTTTTCATCATGATACTCATCAGACGATAACACAAATTTCAGTACAGTTGTGTATCCCGCCATGGCCGCTTTGTAGAACTCATTCGTTCCTACTGATTTTCGCTCACCGAAAACCTGCGTGCGCTGCTCTTTGGGCGGCAGCAGGAATCCGTTTGCATCGCGCTGTGATTCAGATCGCGCTATCAGTACCAGTTCATCACTATACAGCATCGTTATCACCTACCAATGCTAATGTGCTTTTTATGTGTTCGAACGCCTTGATATAGCGTTCATTATCATCATTGAACCCGAAATGCGCCTTACAATAAAGCATCACCGCACGATTCACAAGCGGTGATGCTTCGGTTTCATGTGATATTCGTACGGGAATATCCGCGCCTGCTGCCCTTAACTCATCGAGTGCCGCTTCGATAAGATTGATTATTTCGGCGTCAAAGCTCTTTGATGTGCGGCGCAAGGCTAAACGTGCATCGTCAAGCAGCACTTTGCACCGCCTTATGCCGTTGCCTTTACAAGCTTGACGAACGCCTCTCCGAATGCAGGCGCACCATCGAAAATAGCGATTCCGGCATACTTATAGTTGTTGTTATCGATGTTGTACATCGACTTTACGTTGACGGCTTCGCCAAGGTTGCCTACATACTTCTTCATATCACCCAGGAATGCTTCGTGCAGTGTTACATCATCGCTCAGTACAACGGGATACCCGTAAACAAAATATTCTTTTCCCTGTACAGTAACGATATTGTTCTTGGCGTTATCCTGCAACGGCATGAAATCGGTGTACAGAGTGCGTTTACTCATAACGATCTTGGCATTGGCATCATACCCGGAAGGAAGCAGCCCGATCAAACTCAACACATTTGCAGTGGTCAATGATGCGTCCTTAGCGACAGTTACGCTGTTGGTGTTGCCCCACGTGTTAGCGGCATTTATGCCTTTCGGCTGACTTGATCCTGTGCCGTTTATTATCAGTGCATTGATTTTGTTGGCAATGTTTGAAGACAGCATTTCTGTAAGCCACGATTCGAATGCGGCTATAGACATTGTACGGACGCTGTCGGATATAACCACAAGCTTTACAATTTCATAGCCCGTCAGCGACACTTCAGCCGGTGTGTCGGTTGCAGCCGTAATGGCGGCATTTTCGGTGTGCAGTGCTGCTGCATTGGTAGTGCCTTCCACCACGAATTTAACATTCCCAGACACTTGCAGCAGTGTGATTTCGGCCAGCAGCGGAGCTTTCTCGCGAATTTTACTGATGATTTCATTCGCGGTTTGTGTGGGAATCAACTCAGCGCCTGCGCCGGTGGCGTTAGAGTATGCGCGTTCCTCCGCATCTGTCAGCCGTATACCACGCAACCTATTCAGCCATGCGCTGCGATACTCAGGGCTGTCGGCAGGATTGATGTTTTCAGGCTCGGTGTTGAGCAGTCCCATGCCGGGCATAGGGTTTGTGTTTGCTCCGCGATTAGCTATGCCGTTCAGAAGTGCTCTTCTGCGCTGTTCGGCCTGCATAAGGCCGTTTCGCTCCGTCTGAAGATTTTTCACTTCCTCTTCGAATGCGGCAATTTCAGCATCCGTGAGCTCTGCGGCGCGGGTTGTAATGTCGTTCTGAATCGCAGCCAGTCGTTCATCAATTTCAGCTATTCGGTTCATTTTGGTTATTTTACCTCCAGTTTGTTAAGCAGTCTGTTAATTCTGATTTTGCGCTTTAACGTCTCCCGTTTGCTTTTTGTGATCACTCCGTTACAAAAGGCACGCGCAGCTATTTCAGTATCCGGGTTAGCAGGGCAGCTTACCGCAGATACATCATAAACCTTTTTTATGCGTTTAATTATTCGTGTGTTGGTGCTTTCGTCAAAATCTTCATCGGCTATCGTGAATGCCCATGACATCTTTGTTACCAGGCCTGCACCGATTTCTTCGTACAGTTCTTTTGCGGCGGTTGATTTCGATAGATCTGCATACATCAAAAGCCCGTGTGAATCAGTTATCAAGCCAAGCGTGTTATTGCCGGTACGCGCCAGCACTTTGCCGTGATGATCGTACTGCATGATAACGTCTGACAGGTCTGCATTGTCAAGCGCAGTAGGTTCAATGCGTTCGTAGATTTTTGTATTATTAAAATCATACAGCAGATACGGCTTTCCGAACGTTGTTGCATACCCTTCTACATAGTGGGATGATTCAATTCGTTTCGTCTGTGTTGTTGACTGCTGTGTCAGCGGACCCAGCAGTGCTCTGTACTCCCGTGTTGCGACTATCGGCATTGTCAGTCTCCTTTCCAAGTTGTGATACCTCTGCATATTCTTTGCGTATGTAGTACTTATCGCCGCCTTCTACGTGCGGCATATTGAAGATATCCATAACGCTGTTGCGATTTATAAGACCACGGTCAAAAAGCTGCGTTGATACGGCGATTTTTGTTTCAGTCTTTGCATACTGTAGCCGATTGGCCGAAAACAAAATGCTGTTTCCGTGTGATATCTCTCGCGGGCTGAATGTCATGTTTGACATTACCAGTGAAAGCTGCACTGCAAAAGGCTCAATTTTGCCTTCATAGTAGGCACCCCACTCTTCATCAGTATAAGAGTTTGTCAGGATCTTTGCGTTTGTTCCGAAATACCTGTAAACCGATTCATTAATCAACTGCATTTGTGCCGGTGATACCGTCACGGGTTTCGAATCGACTTGCTTGATGTCAGAAAACTTGTTATCATAGATGATCATGCCGCTTTCATTGTCTGCTGACAGATTATCCTTCGTAAATCGTTTGCGCTCCGCCTCTATGTCTTCGGGCTTAATGATGTTGGCGATTTTAGCCAGGAATCGGATAGATGCGGAATTTTTTACGCTGTTAATTATGCCTTGATTCTGTGTATGGATCAGCTGCATTGTCGGGCGCAGTGCGCTGTTACTGCTGCCGAAAAAATCATTTTCATACTGGAATTGCGTCAGCACACCGACACGTTCATATTCTATCGCTGCAACCTGTCCTGTTCCGAACGTGTACCGCAAATACGGTTTACCTTTGTGTTCGACCACTTCGCACCGCTGTGGAAGAACGGGATAGTAGTACATAATCACACCGCGTTCATCCTCGATAGGAACGATAAATGCAGTATTGTTTACAGATAGGATCGTTGCTATCCTGTAAATAAATTTGGTTGTATCCATGAAGGGGTTGGGTTTCATTTGCAGTGTCTTTTCCAGGTGCCGCATTGCCTTGCCGGTCATTTCCGGTTTTAGTTTGCTGCAAAAAGTGGCGAACTGGTGTATAGCTGCTCGGGTAAGCTCCATCTCATAGATGCTTTCCGGCGCGTTCGTAAAAACAGGTGTGTAGCCGTTCAGCAGCTTAAAATAACTGTTTGCTTGCAGTGCCTTAGGCTTGCCCTTGCCGAATATTGCATCAAACAACCCGCGCCGTTCACCCTTGGTAGTTTTATTCATTTTTCAGCAGTTCTCCTATTTCTTGATTGTA